TCCTAATCAACGGTGATGATATTGCCTTTTGTGGCAATCAGAGAATGTATGAGGCTTGGTTGCGTGCCACCTCAGCAGTCGGTTTTGTGATTAATACCGAAAAAACAGAAAGATCGACCCGTCATATCGATCTAAACAGCACTGTCTGGTCAATTAAGCGTGGGGGATTTTTACCTCGCCTCTGCTTTGGGTTTTTGTCATCTGACATAGCCCGACCTTCAGACAGCGTCTGCCCCGGTGTTTTTCAATTAGCCGATCAAGTTAGATTCTCGACTGCTGCATGGATGTTCGGAACTTGGCGTATACGGAGCCTACTCGAGAGGGTCACTCCCTCCTGCTCGGTCGTGCCGTCGCGTTGGTGGCGGTTCCTGGTCAAAAGATGGTGGTTCAGGAGAATTTTTATTACTCCTATAGATCCCGAATTGCGTGTCGAGGGGGAAGAACGAAAGGTTCCCTTCACGTATGGACCACCATTAAAAGATTCAAACAAAAAGATCGAAAAGGAGATTTCAGAGTATGGGGTCCGTGTCACTCGTGAAATCGTCGCGGGATGGCGCGGACGGCTTTCTACACCGCTGAAAAGGTCCCGCTGGAGAAGGAAAGTAATTGTTGGTATCTGTGCGAAGAAGTCGAAGGTAATCCGATCCGGGTATGAAGTTATGAGACTCTGGTTTACACCAGCACTCGAACTTATTAAAGAGCGTTACCCGGATATGCTGGACCATAATCCTCCGACTTGGATCGCTGACCAACCAAATCTTCAGTGGTTAAAAAAAATAACTGTCCTCCCGTATCTATTCGCACCCTACCTTGAGGGGGAATGGATCCGAGACCCCGACAATCACCTGTCTCCCAACTGAAGAGCCCCAGAGCGTGGGGGGCTATCACGAGACCGCGGGTGGAGTGGCGGCGCGCACTACTAGTGAAGGAATGAAAGGTGTATAGTAGGTTGACCCGTAAAGGGCGGAGAATTGTGGGGCCACGGCTTAGGCTGGTGGGGCCAGGGATGTTATGCCTTTTTAGGCCCTGACGTAAAAGATGGTCTAGTACCGAAATCTCGAGAGGGAGTCTTTCCACTGGTTGTCAGTTTTTCCTGTGCTAATTCTATAGTACCCGTCCTTCCTTTTTTCAGGTTGGTGATACGGATATACACTGGGGATTTCTGAGGTACGCACGAGCGTGTCGTTGCGGTGTG